TCGGTGCTGGTAACTGTGGTGCTGAATGCCAATTTGTAAAGACGCTGTTCCAAACCGTTGATGGTGTTGGCATCAAATGTAAAAGTACCCTGTCCCAACTGTATGTTTCCGCCCACATTGGCTGCAAAGTTCACAGGGTAAGTCTTTATAGTAACCTGATTGTTGGGATCTTGTATGGTAGCAGTTACACTACTGCCAGTGAGATTGACTTTTTTCTGGTCTTGGTTCTTGATCACAACCTGTATGGGATTGTCTATACCTTGGTATACTTTAATTGGGCGGCTGTACACAGTTCTGTTCCTTGTAGTGAAAATTGCCGGATCCATAATTTGAACCTCGGCGATTTGGTTTACTAAATATAGTTTGATAGTCTGCATTTTTGGGCAATCTTTAACATATTTATAGCAAAAGTGGAAATCGACATTAAGGCATTATTAACGCAATACCCTTACTTGACTTACATAGTTTATGGCGGGAACGACTATGTGGGCATAGTGCAAAATGCCGACGAGCAAATTACCACAATTTACGACTACGGCAGTTTAAAAACCGTAGAACAAAAGGCGCGATTCCTAGAACTAGGCGAACAGTGGTGGTGGGAAAGCAATAGGATCATTCCCATCAATGTGTTCTTGAAACAGGATTGGCACTTGTTCAAGTTCTGTGTCAAAACCATGAACTCGAAAGACGTGGAAATCAAATATGGGCCTCAAACCAGCCTCAAAGAAATAGCGGCCAAACGTAGCAAACGACGTTCAATCACACTGGTTCGTAAAATTACATAAATTCGCGACTGACCTGTTCGCAAATGAGATTCATGTGTACTGCCACCAGGTGTGCATAGGCCACTGCATGGCTCTTTTTAAAATAGTAACTGTCATCTGTGGGCGCGGTCCAGACAGATTCAGCGACTTCGTGCCAGGCTCGACCAATCAAGTGTCGCTTGGCCGGGCGAATCACACTCAACAACATGGCCATGCGTGGAATTGAGTCCACCGGTTCCGGCATCTTCATCATGGTGTCATAGTGATTACCAATGTGTATGAGTTGACTGCAAAACTCCTGCTGTTTTAGCAAGTCCCACAAGGGTTCAGTGGACATGAGTTGATCAAGATGTGCTTGGTCCTTTATGTGTGTATATAATGACACATTCAAAAAGTCCAATTTTGCATAGCCCAATTCTTCTGCCACCTTGTGATCAATACTGGCCTGTCCTGTAAATGGGTCTTGAGGTATGTCGGTGGGGTAAACACCGGTGTTGTGTTTTATCAGTTTGCCGTCTCGTAGTATACTTGCCGGCACCACTTCAAGAACTGCCAGGGCACTTTCCCTGTCACCAAAGTCTATGTCAATATCGCTTTTGAATTTCATTGTTATAATCCGGCCTGTTGCAATACAGATTTTGCCCATGCGGCATCTTCGGGATAATCACGAAACTTTTGTTGCCAGTGGTCTGGATCAATCACTGGCAGAATCAGCGTGACTTGATCTTCACGCAAGCCATCAAGAAACGCAACACCGCTCTCACAATTATACACAACCCAAGGACTAATACGACCGGTAGCAATATGATAGCAGATGCGATTACCGTTAGCATACCTAAAATAGTCTGTAAATCCGTTTCGAAGTTCGGTGTGTTCTTCGGCATAGGTGGTCATTTCCTTTAGGGCACGTTCCAAGGCATCTTGTACTGCTTCACGTCTTAGGTATTCGTGCAACCACTCTTCATAGAGTGTGTCTCGACACCAGTAGTCTAGACGTTTGTTGGCTTTGAGTAGCCAGTCAGTAAAACTAACAGTATTGACAGCCCGTATATCAACCAGATATCTACCGTATTTAACGAAAGCAAGATAATAAGGACTATTGCTAAATTCTTCATATGTTTTGTTTTTGCTAGAACCCTGTGTTGTTTGATAAAATCTCAGATATGCACGAAAGCCCAATTGTACCCCGGTCTCGGTCTCCTGTTGTGCTCGACGCTTTTTCTCACACACATGCGAACTCAGCGTGGATTCACGCTGGAACTCTTTGTTACAATATTGACACCGATGACCCATTAGAGATCTGCTTTGATTCGTTTTTCGTCCCAACCATGTGATCGAGCCAGTTCCTTGATTTCATCTCGAGAATTGATCTGGATCAATAGTTCAATTTCATCATCTTTGTATTCGGGATACACTTCACGCAAAAACTTAAACACCTTGCTGTTGTTTTCGCGCTTGCCGGCCGCCAACCATTTGTGATACTGCTTGCCCATGTCAGGACTCACTGTGGTGGCCAATAGCCATTGAAACTTTTTGTGCTGTGTGGTATTGATGTCAAAGTAGTGACGATTTATGCGTTCGTTGGCACTGATCAAGTAGTAGGCCTGTAGTTCGCTACTGCCTTCTACTGTGCTACTCCAGCGGATCATGATGAACGGACTGAACTTCTTTTGTTCTTCTGGTGTCAACTCGTCGAAGAACTCTCGGTTCTTGCGATCCAGTTGCAACATTTCATTGCCAATATGCAGTTTATCCATGTTCTCGTTTCAAGTTGTAGTATACTATAGCACGTTCTAGAATTTCTTGCAAGGCCGGATCTGTTCGAGCCATACGGCGAATCTCGCCCCACATTTGGTCTTCCTGAATATGTTCGTGTAAAGGTCTACCATCCCTTGTTCTGGTGTCCTGAATTAGATCACGTTGTGTAGTACCCGGAAGTCTTTGGTATATGGTTTGTCCACCATCGGGACTTTCATATATTTTTACCATACTTTGGAATAATTGACCACTTCACTTTGCCTTGATATGTCCTTGACAAAGAACGCACACAAGGGTTTGTCAGAATTCTCAGTCAGCGGCACTGCCAACATCTGTCCCGGTTTTAATTTTGGGAAGTACCACTTGACGTCTTGATATATGTCCACGATCTCTACCGATTTGAACTCGGGTCTAAAGCCGGCCATGGGATTGAACGTGAACACACTGAACCCTCGATCGTTGATGCTGGTCAAGGGCACCACTTCGAGATCACCCAAGTCTGGTTCACCAATCAACAGTTGCCAATCCACTGGCATTTTTATGATGTCATTGCCAATGCGTAGCACCAGAGCCGGACTATTGAAGCTCTCTAAGAAGATTAACGGAATGTAAAAGTAATCGGGTTCTTTAGGATCGCTGTTGTCCAACACACAAAAACGCAAGTCCTCAACTTCGTCGGGGATTTCGTTCATTTCAAAACTGCGATTGTCTAGGGTTAATATTCTCATTTTTGTTCTATGTAAAGTCCGCAATTGACATCACTGAACTGTTCAATGACATCACGGTGCAAGGGGAATTGATCCAACGGCAAACTGTCCCGAGCAATATAACGTGTATTATAGTTAAAAGTACTAGCAAAGTAAACCTGATTGATAGCCAATTTCTGTATAGCACGGTTCACCAACTTGTGATGTATGTGTCCGTAGTCGCCATCCTCATGGTGTGTCAAGATCAAGTCTGCTGTGTTACAGGCATTGATCAATGCGGTCATGGCATCGGTACAGGACCAAAAGTTAAACTGCTGTGTCTGTTGGTCTTGATAGTCGTCTCGAAAACCCAAAAACTCTGTAGAGACTCCGCGAGCTGTCCAGTAACGAGACATTTCCTGTGCTCGCGGATCCTGTGCTCGATAAGTCATATAAACAATGTGCCACTCATACTCAGGGTGATGGTCCATGTACGGACGGGCAAAGATCACACAATCATCAGGATGTGCTACTGCGGCAATGGCTCTCAAAAGTTGAATCTCCAGTTGCTGAAACTGTGATCGTACCAGGTTTCTATATCAACGCCGGGCTTTTTAACTCTAGGCAATATTATTTTGCTCACATGACCCCATATACAATCAACCGATTCCATGACCAAGTCTTGGTATCGTGCTCGCCAAAACAGTACAACACAAACATCTCGTTCGTTGGGTGGCATCACCGTGTGTGGAATCGCGATACGCAAGTTGTCTTTGTTGACCTGGCTATTTAAATCAACAACAAGTGGAGCAGATTCATATAATTGTTTTAATTGAATATCTGGCATCTTGCGTAATTGTTGAAAGAAGTCATGGATAACATTGCCAGCATATAGTGTGTCTTGTAAACTGTGCTTTGCTTGAAAGTCTCGGTTAACCTGTGCTTCGAATTTTGGATCTATTTCAATGTCAGGCTGGAACTCAAATGCATCTGATTTTTCTTGCACCACTGCAAATATAGGATGATTTTCGTATACTCGTGCTACAACTTCAAAGGAACCCGGAAGGAATGTTCCGCCTTTGGTTCTAATATGTTCAGACAAGGGAATGATATTTTCATTGAATATCTGACTACCAATTGTTTCTGAAACATATATATCTGCTGTGATGTCTGTGTTAAAAAAGTTATCATTGATGACCTCAACCTTGTCAGATAATCCAAGTTGAGCAAACATACGCCGGGCATAGTCAGCACGACCCGTATCCATTTCCACAGCATAAACTTTGGCGGCTCCGGCCTTGGCAGCCAGTATGCTGAGCAATCCGGTGCCGGTACCAATGTCACAAACCACTCGGTCACGGACCGATTGCTCTATAGCGGCTTTATAAAATACATTACGACCAGTGTCGTTGATCATGGGCATGTAAATGCCGTTGTTCTTAAACCAATTGAAATCTGATTGATCGTTGGTGATTGTATTGTCGGTCATTGTATGTTCCAGGTTTCTGTTATTAGTTTAAAATAAACATCTGCTAGATATTCTTGGCTCCGCGGGTCACCGTGATACCCGGGATCCTTTGG